TTCCACGCTGTTTTTGCAAAGCAGGATATAATAAAAGCAAGGGCGTTCCTGTCCAATACGGTGAATACGCTTCTTGCTTTGCTCATATAATTCTGATTTGTCGGTCAGCGTGAAATAAACAATGCGGTTGGCCTTTTGCAGATTCAAGCCCATAGCCCCGGCCTGATACTGAATGAAGGTGATGGAATCATCTGCTTCTTCATAGGCCGTCAAATCCTTCACAGCCCCGTTCACTTGGGAAACCGGGCGCTTCAGATCATCAGCAATGGCCGTCAGGCGGGTCAATTCCTCATTGAAGTTGTAAAACACAATCAGGCGTTCATTGGTGCTTTGAACCAAATCAGCAAAGGCTTCCAGCTTGTGGGGGTTGTATTGGCCGCATAGCATCCGGGAATACAGCCGTTCAGCAAGAATGGAATCCCCAACCAGTTCAATTCCATCTTCCACCGTGACCAGCTTCCTTTTCCTGAACCGCCGATATTCGGGAATGGTAGGAATGGAAACGGGAATGAAGTTCTGTTCCGGCAGGGTGAAACATTCTTCTGTTTTCATGAAGAAAGCGCCGTACTGCCGCAGCTTATCCTTCAGGCGGTCAACGTATTTATACGGGTTTTCAGGGTCAACCATTTTCACAGGGCGGTCATCAATGATTTCCGTTTTCCAGTTGACGTATTGACGGTTATACAGTTCTTTGGAAATCGGCCAGCCCAGAAGGTGAATTTGCGGCCACAGGTTTTCATATTTGCCGGAAGTGGGCGTTCCTGAAAGAAGCACCACGTTCAGCGGATTCAGATTCAGAATGAACTTTGTGCGCTTGGCGGTATCGTTCTGAATCAGGGATGATTCATCCAACATCAGCGTGAAGTTCCGCAAGCAGCGCAGCGCGTCACGCCGCCAAGCAAGTTCATAGTTGATAACACCGCAAATGGGGTTTCCGAATTCAAATTCCCTTTCATAATCATCATCGGAACGCCTTATGAAAGTATCAAATTCATCTTTCTTGGTCAGATCATAACATTCAAAATCTTCATAGTTTTCAAACACATGATTCAACCAATCTTCAATCTTGGATTTCTGACAGATCACCAGATTGACCCGCGCCCCAAGGCGCTTCATTTTTTCCGTTCCCACATACGTCTTACCCAAGCCCATATCCATGTAATAGGCAACCCGGTTTTGGTCTTGGGTGGTATCAAGCGCCTGAATTTGGAAGGGAAAGAAGTTCATGTTTTTTCACTCCTGCAATGCTTTGTATTCATCAAGCAGAAGTTTCAAGCTGGAATCCTTTTCAGCCATCATTTCATATACCGCTTCTTCCTTCAGCATTTCGACACGCTTATCCATTTCGCGTTTGACTTCTCTCCTGCGTTCAGCTTTTGCTTTGCGCTGCTGATATGCGGAAAGATCAACTTTGCACACCACTTCTTTGATTCTTCCACGGGGCAAATCACCGGGCATAGAAGAAGGCTTGTCAACTACCGTTGCAAGCTGAAGGCCGTTCACGGTGTCTACAACCACAACGTCACCTTCGGCAACTTCTTCATAACACAGGAAAAAATACTTCTTATCAGTATTTGCATACGAACCGTTCATACTGACATTGAACACAACGTTGACCATCATGAATTCATTCATTTTGAATACCTCTCTTTTTATTGATTTGCTTACGCATAGGACATTTAGGGTGAATGGTATTTCGCCAAGGTTGAACACCAAGGGCTTTCCCATCGTAACCGTTACCCTTGGAACGGCTACACCAGCTTCGACTTGAAATATACCCAACCGAAACCGTTTTGCAGAAGCGGCAGTTCCGACAAAGCATGTTGTCATAGATTGAAGGTTTACTGTTCATTTTGTTGTTCATCCTTGTACTTCAGGTATTCAGCAGCAATGACAAATAAGATACAGGAAAGAACCAGCGGAACAAGCAAGAACAGGATGATTGCTGCCTTAATCAGAAAATCAATCATGATTGGCTGACCATCCGGCGCGTACATGGGAATACCCACGCTTGGGGCTATGTTCGCGCCGCCTTTCGTTTCGCTTGGATTCCTTCACAAGCTGGTTTATCATGCGGTTTTCCTCGTATTCCGGGCTTTCAACATAAGCCAGAAACAGCAAGCCAACCAGCACACAGGCCAGCAGGAACACAAATCCCATGTATTTCACCCTTTCATTCAGTCAACTTCATCTTCCCAACCAACACCGATATAGTCCAGAACTTCACCCCAACCTTGGTCATACATCCAGAAATGCCATTCTTTGGGGTTTTGCTTGCGCAATCGGTCAAATCTATGGGGACGCTTTTCAAGGTGAACACCGAAACCACACATACTGCACCCGGTACGCTGTGCGCCCGTAGTACGCAATGTACCATCAGCATCACGAACAATTTCACCATAGATTTCAGGAACAGGAACTTTCAGATCAAGGGCAAGCTGAAGTAAATCTTGCCGGGTAAATATTGCGAATGGGGCAGAACGAATGGTGGATTTTCCAAAGTAATTACACCCGTTCATCATCAGGCTTTTTTCCCTTCGTCCGCCTTCGCTTGCCATCAAACCAAGATAAGGAACAGAATTGTGTTCCTTTGCCCAATCATCACAGGGCTTTTCCTTTAGGTAATAACAGCACTTGTCAGATACCTTGAAAGGCGCAGCCTTATACCCTAAAGCAGCGCCTTCTGCATCTGCTCCACCGAAACGGTCAAGCCATTTCTGTAACATTTTCATTCGGGTGTTGGTTCTATTACCGCCATAAGCACCTGTTTCACCCGTGATAATGGCGTGACGAACAACCACGTTGTTATCAGACGGATTCTGAAGCAAGCTGATTTTTCCGGCAATTTCCTTGGAAAGAATGGGATAACCAAATTCTTTCAGGATTTCAACCTTGCTTTTCAGGGGTTTAACCGTTTCAACCCCAAGCATCTTGTGAATCTTTTGAATGCTCTTATCTTCCAAAGAAGAAGCGCTGATTGCAGGCGGGTCAATGCCAATACTGCGCAAGAACAACAGCAAGGTAATACTATCCAGACCGCCAACGGAAACATGGGTGTTCAAATCCCTTGCAGCACATTCGGTTTCAAATTCACGGGCGCGTAATTCTGCATACTGAACTTTGCATTCATAAGGAAGTTGCTGCTTAACCTTGAAATAAGCAATCTTTTCAGCCGTTCCAAGGCGCTGATTGCGTTCAATAACGCTTTCTTTATACTGCTTTTCCTTCATGCGCTTACCCCCATGTATTCATTCAGCTTCCGGGGGCTGATGTGATAAGACCACTTATCACCCGAAACCTTCACGGCAAAGCCAAAGGGGGCAATACCGCGCTGAAGGGCAACACGAACAAACTGTTTCGACTTGCCCAGCATCTTTGCCGCCTGTTCCACAGGCACGTTCTTCAGGGCTTCCCCGGCAGAATTCACATCAGGGGAAACGTTCTTGCCGTCAAGGAAATCCACAGAAGTTTCAAGGGCTTCAGCCAACTTCTGCTTCACGGCATCCTTGGGAATGTTCTTCCCGGAAAGGTATTGACTGATGGAAGATTTGCCGATACCCGTCAAAGCGGAAAGTTCCGACTGACTGACCCGGCGTTCTTCCATTGCGGCCTTCAGATTGGTTGCAAAACTCATGGTCTACACTCCTTTCAATGGTTGCTTCCGAATTCGCCCATTTCGTTCCCGTTGTAGGGCTTGCGAATCCGCAAGGCAAAGCGGCCATCATCCATGACCCATTCAGCGATTACCTGAACGGGGGCTTGGCGCTTACGCTGTGCAAGCGCCGTTTGCTTTTCGATGTACGCCGCCCGTTCTTCAGCGGTATCAAAGCTGTGAATCTGTTCAATCCACGCAAAATGCAGCTTCTTCATGATTTTTCCTCCGTTGGTGTCTTTTAGGACACTTTTTGGTTAAAAAAAATCGCGCTCACGTCTGTAATCTTCAGCAGATCAATCATAATGGTGATTTCACTTGCTTTGAATTCACGCTTATTGTTGATCTTGGCGTTCAAGCTCTGAACGCTGATTCCCAGACGTTTTGCAACTTCTTCCTGTGTGAAACCGCGCTCCATAATCAGCGCTTTCAGCTTCAAGGTGTTGGTCATCCTTTTCACCTCAATTCTTGATTCAGCGCCCATTCAGGCGCTTTTGATTAGACCGTGAAGCCATATAATCTTCATAGGTGGGCTTGCGCTTGCCTTTCCCACGGGGTTGTGAATACACAAAGTCCACCATGTCCATTGCATCCTTCATGGTGAAGGTTTCAGGCTTCACAAAGCAATCCGGCAACATGATACCGAATTGTTCACAGATTTGTTTCACCGCAATAGCCACTTCACGGGGACTGCTGCCCTGCCGTTCCATGCTTTCACGGGTCTGAACGATCAGGTTTACCACTTCACCCACGCTGGTTGCCTTGGGCTTGTACTTGGAAACGGTATATGACCCCGTTTTACGGATAGAAGGAAGCACTTCACTTGTCACCCAATGCTTGAAACGCTTGGCTGATTCAAGAGTGCTTCCGAAAATAAGGGCATACAGGCCGGATTCGTTGATGATATTCAAACCACGATTAGGAATTTCTAAGGTCGCGTTTTCCGACCTTAGAAACAAATACTTATCTTCTCTATCAACATGAGAAGCAATAGCATCCTTGTGATTCTTGAATCCCAATGCCCTGCATACATCCACGGCAACAAACCACGGTTCACCGTTGCGGGTGATGGTTCGCACCTGTCCGAATTCGGGATTCTGGAAAATAGTCATTTCGTTCATTGGTTTTACCTCGCTTTTTTTTGAAAAGCCAATAGCCCTTGTTTGGGCATAGTTATATAAAAGGTTCTGCACGTCTCCTATACGTTGTGACAACCGACCACACCAGCATTGCCCACGCTATCCCGTCCAGGGTTACGCTTACCCTTCAGGGGTCACGGCATGGTTGCCGCTTGGCGCTCTGGTTTCCGTCCTCAACGCCTTTTGATATTAAGGTTTCAAGGTTCGCCCACTCTGCGTTTTCCGGGGCTTGTGACCCGTTCCCTTTCAGGAAGCCGCATTAGGCGGGGCTTTCGCCCCTTTGGTCAAAACAGTTGATCTTCCACAATGCCGATGTTCCAGATCATCCACTTTTTCCAGCCCTGTCCGGGGGCAATGGTGGTCAGAAGATCATTAGCACAGTACAGCGCCCCGGCAATATCAGGGGCAGAAACGATGAA